CCCGCCGCCACCGCCGCCGCCTGAAATGGCAACCGTGAGCGTGCCGCTGCTGAATGTGGCGCTGACGCCCGAGCCGACAAAGTTGAGCGTTGACACCGCACCAGAGCCGCCGGCGGCCACACCTTCATCCTGAAACTGGATATTGCCTTGCTTGTTGGCGGCCGCGATCCGAGCATCGGCCGCCGAATTGAAATCAGAAATGAAGGTTGCTGTCTTTGTGCCGATGAGATCGGCCGCGCTTCCACTGAACGCCAGAGCCGAGAGATCGTTGAAATACTTTTGGGCCTTTCCGAATGCAGTCAAGATGCTGTCAGCTGCCGCGATCGCTGTCCGCGCGCCGGCGGCCGCAAAACCTGTGAGCACCGAGGCGCGCACGCGCGGCTCTGTGAAATACTGATTGGTCCCCTCGCCGATGTTTGTCGTCGTGAGCGTCACCGCGCCAGTCTGGCCGTTGACCGACAGCACGAGATCAGTCGGCGTGAGCAGCTCCTGCCAGTCGGAGAGCGTTGCCGGATTTCCGCCGCCGCCCAGGACAAAGGACTTGTTGAGATCGGTGCGGATCGCGATATCGCCCGTCTCGGCCGTAAGCGCCAGCATTGCCGCTTGGCTGGCAACCACAAAGCGATCGGTGATCGCGATCGCCGGCAGCTGCGATGTCGGGATTTTTCCGCCGGCATCGAGCGTTGCCAGGCCGCTCGCAACTGCCTTTTGCGCCGTGATCCGAGCATCGGCGGCCGAGTTGAAATCCGAAATGAAGGTCGCCGTCTTTGTTCCGCCGAGATCGGCCGCGTTGCCGCTGAAGGCGATTGCCACCAGATCATTGAGCCACTTGCCGAGCTTGTTGAATGCACCGAGCACGCTATCGCTTGCGGCGAGTGCCGTGCGCGATCCAGATGCAGCATAGCCGGTGAGCAAAGACGATCGCACGCGCGGCTCTGTGAAATAGAGATTGGTGCCTTCCGGTACGAGCGCCGTCGTGTAGTTGAGCGATGTACGCGCGGCGGCGACATCGGCCGAGCCTAGTAGAGAAAGGCCGAAAGTGCCGGCCTGGCTGTCGTCGAGCTTGGCATTGAGCGCCGCCTGCAGATCGGTTTGGTTGGATAGCGTGCCGCCGATCAGCCCCCAGAGAGTGCCAGGAATGAGTGTCGAGAGATCGACAAGATCGATCCAGGCGATATCCCCCACAAGTCGATACTGCAGCTGGTCGCCCAGGACACGATATTCAGGATTGCGGCCGGCCGTGCCGGGAATGTTTCCGATGGCGATACCTGTACTGCCGGAGGCCTCGATCTGCAGGCCCGTCGATCCGACAGGAACGAGATTGAGTGTGCCCCCGCTCGGGTCGCTGATCTGCAGCGTCGAGGAGTTTCCTACCCCGAGCTCAATCGTAACCTCAGATGCAGCGATCAGCGAAAGGCTCATGTCAGTCGGCCACGTTGATAACGCCGGTGCCTGTCGAGGCCAGCGTGTTGTCAGCATTCCAGATGTTGATCGTCGTCGCGATCTGCGTCGGATTGTTGAGAGACGTGAGGTTTGCGGCCGTCACGTCATAGCTGAATTCACCGGTCGCAACGCCGAGCTGCACGCCGGAACCGAGCGCGAGCGTGATCACGGCATTCCCGTTGACGAGCTTCACTTCGATCGATCTCGAGGTGAGGTCCATCGGCCCAGAAATGCCGGCGATCACCTCAGTCGCGAGACCCTTCATGCGCGTTGTGTGCGCCTTCTTGTAAACTGCCGTGCCTGACATCATGCCCTCCGCTTTGGCTGTGTTGCGAGGAGCTTCACGGCATCGCTGATATCTGAGCGCAAACCATGGATCTCCGTAGTCAGCCCGTCGATGCGCTTCAAAACGCGATCCTCGAGGTCGCGAAGGTAGCCATTGCGGGCGTAGTCCTTTGCAACCTCTGTCTTGTATTCCGCGAGATCAGCTCTCACGGCATCGATATTGCGCTGAGCATCGGCCGTAACCGCATCGATCTTTTTTTGCGCGTCATCTCTCACCTTGGAGATCGCCGCCTCAAGCCGCCACCACAAGCCGGCAAGAGCCATGATAAGACCGGCGAGAGAGGCAAGATCGGCAAAGGTAATTGGCCCGCTCATTTGCCGCCTCTCAGATTGCTCATGATCTTGACGCCGCTCGCGCCGATAAAGAGCGAGGAGACGATAATGCCGGCCCACTCATCGAGCGGCGGCGGCAGCGCCGCGATCGTCCAGGTCTGAGGGAAGGCACAGAGCTTGCAGAACAGGATCGAATAGATGCACACGGCCGCAAACCAGAGGCCGAGCGGAATGATGAAAAAGAGCGGGAACCACCAGCCGGGCCCGGTGAGGATCGCCACCTGGGCGCGCACGTACTGATTGACCGCCTCGAGGCGCATCTTCTGGCGCTCTGTCTCGTTGTCGCCGGCCTTGTCCACCGACTGCAGAATGCGATCGAGCGGCCCCTTGAGGAGCCACCCGCCGAAGCCGCCGAGGGCGCTTGTGATGATTGACCAGATCATGATCAGCCGCTGCCTACTGCCTTCTTGGGACCACGCATGCGGAAAAACATGTTGGCAGCAGCAACGGCAAACAAGATCGCGCCGACTTGTTTCGGCTGCAGTATCTTGTCCCAGGGCAACACCTGAGCGCCGTCCACGAATTCTTTCAGGGCGTCGAGGAGCTGGCCGAGGCCGAAGGGCAGGCCCGCGAGGAAATTCGTGATCACCGTTCCGTAAGTCGGGAAGTAGTGATCGATGATGAAGTAGAGCGCGATCAGGATCATGAGCGCGATCAGAACCCACATGAGAAAATCAACCATTCTTTTGCCCTTTCGCAATGATGATGGAGATAAACAGGATTGCAGCGATCACGCCGGCCCCGAGGAGAACGTAGGCCCAGGGGAAACCGCTCGCGGCCGCTGCAGCGCCGGCAGCGACACCGCCGGCGATGCCACCCGCTGCCGCCTTGCCGGCGGGCGGAGGAGCAGGCACCTCGACATCAATCGCGGCCGGCTCATTCTTGCCGGCCGGCGGATCGATCGGCACATCAGCCGAGGGCTTTATTTCATCTGCCGGCATGCGCGCCGCCTCGAGCACCTCGAGGATCAGGCGATGCCACCGCGCGAAGGCCTCGGCCTTGTCGGTGCCGTTGATGATGCGGCGCGCGCCGATCGGATCATCGACACCCTCGCCAAAGTATCGCGCGAGGCTGTGAGGCTTGCCTTTCTTGTCCTTGGCAAACATGCCGTCGAGCATGCCGACAAAAAGGATATCGACCGCGATCACAGGCACGAGCGCGAGATCGGGATTTTCCGCGAGCGGAATGTTGAGAGCGCGGCCGAGCTTCTCGTAGTTTTCGAGCCAAGTGAGCTGCACGAGGCCTCGCCCATAGTAAACCCGCTTGCCATTGACCGGCTTGCCATAGTCCTTGCCCTTGCCGCGACCGATCTCGCGCACCGGCCGCCACTGGCATTCTCCCCAGGCCGTGGCAAGCATGTAGGCTAGGAAACGCGGATCGGGCAGCTCGCGGCGCTCGAACTCATCGAGCAATGCGCCGATGATCTCCACCTGAGTTTTATCGAGCCCCTTCGATGCGAAGCGAGCCCGAAGGCCATCGAAAACTTTTTTGCGATCAAATCTCATGTTGAGCCTCAGTAAAAATCAGGTCGCCAGAGGCAACTCAAAGCCGCGCACGTAAATGTTAAAGACGGTTGCATCGACATGCTTCCGATAGATCGTTTGCGCCGTGAAAACAGGAATATCCCAATTCCCCCCACAGTACTCGCCATCTATCAACGTGCCGGCACCGGTGTTTGTGATGATTTCGGCAATTGCGTATGCGCCCGCGCTATCAGACGAAAGACGCAAGCCTCTCGAGGAGTTCACGGGAATTGTCACGCGTCCGAAAGCGCGAACCGCTATAGCAGGAACTGCGATCGCAATTGAAAGCGCCGTCCAGGATGTCACGCCAGCTGGATTGAAAAGCACATCAACCTGGTGAACAAGCCTGCCAAAGCTCCGCGTTGTGCGGAAATTGCTGCTCGCGTCATTGTAAACAGCGCCGACGAGAGCCTTGAATGTGTACGCGCCGAGCGTTGCGCAATCCACCGCCGATGTCGAAAAGAGGCCGGCGACATTCGTCCCGTCAGAAACAACCCAAAGATAATACCAGGTCGAGGCCGCTTCCGTTCCAGTGTCGAGGCTGTTGAGGCCGGCAGCGCCCATTGTGATCGCCACATTCACGCCGCTCAACAGCAAGCCGATGCCGCCGCCATCCTTCACAATGAGCTCGTCGGCCGTCACGAGCATTTTGGTGAGCGGCGTCACGGCGTCATTCGCTGTCCTCAGGTTGCGCGAAAAGCCCCTGATCCCACCCGTCACACCCGAGGCAGGGTGAGTGTGGACAGCAAGAGCAAACGCCGTCGAGGGCTGTGTTGCAGCCGAACCGAGGCCCAGATTGGTGCGCGCCGTGGCCTGATTGGCGAGGCCCGCAAGATTTCCGGCTTTCGTGAGGTAGCCGCTCGGATCGACACCGAGCGCCTGGATCGCCGTCAACGCGGCCTGGGCAGACGCGGCCGAAACTGCAGCTTGCGAGGCAGCATCGCCGGCAACGATGCCAGGCAGCGCCTTCAATGCGCGCCTCAGCTCCTGCAGGTTGACAGTGAAGGCCGAAAGCTCGCGCTCGAGCTGATCGATATCGAGCGCCTGGCCCTTGGAGACGGCGAGCTCGCGGCGCGGGAGGCGATCACCCGTCACGCGAATTTGCGTTGCGGACGTGATCGCCGAGGCGAATGCAATGCTGAAAGTTGAATAGACGGCCGAGGGATCGGTTTTCGTGACCGTTACCGTCGCCGGCACCCAGGGATCGGTGCCAGGCGAGGCGGCGCGCGTCTCGACCAGGACATCGGCAACGTCAAAAATGCCCCATCCGTCGCCGAACGGGCCATAAGTCGTTGAACCATTCCCCAGGAAAACGGCCGTCTGCCGAAGGGATGCCGGGATCGGAAAAGGTGTATCGGCCATGCCAAGCTCTCGCGTTTGGCGAAACATGCGCCACGCCGGCCGCCGTCAAGTGCGGCACTAGCGCCCGATCGCATTCCCCACGTTTGGCGATCGCCTGGCCGGCAGATTGCGCCCATCCGGCGTGAAGGAGCCAGGCGGAATGAAAAACGGCATGCCGTCCTTTTTGGCCTTGTCATAGCGGCGCTTAAAGGCCTTGTGCGCCTTGGGATCGGTTGCCCATTGGAGGTTATCGAGCACCACCCTACTCCACGCGAGCCGCGTCGAGGGATGGCTCGAGAAAACCGGCGTCCACCGCTGCAGATACTGGCGCGCCGAGCTGGCGCGATTGTCAGGCTGCAGCGCCATTGCCCAGACCAGGTTGAAGCTGTCGCCAAGAAAGGCGATGCCAGGCCCGGCCAGGCTCTCGATCATCGACTGCCCAAACCGGTTTTCGGTCATCTTCACGAAATCGCCGAACAGGCCAAAGCCGCCGCCGGTGAAAAGCGCCTTGCCCCAGAATGCCGCGTCCATCGTCTCAGGGTCTTTGCCGTCGATCATGTTCTTGATCTGGATATAGGCGGCCGCGCCGAGCGTGAGCGGCACCACCAGGGACGCGAAATAAGCCGCACCCTGCCTCAGGCTGCCACCAGGCCCGCGCGATCCCATTTCGGCAAGCGCCTCCATCTGCAGGGACGTGAACGACAGGCCGAAGCTCTTGAACTGCAGAAAGTAATCAAGGAGCTCGCCGGGCAGCGTGCCGCGTTGCTGGCCGGCCGACACAACCGCCCGCGCATTCGGCGTGCCCGAGGGAACGCTCCGTTCGGACCAGCTCGAGGTGAGCTCTGCCAGCTTCTCGGCCGCGCGCCGGTGCGCTGTCGCCTTTGCCTCGCTCGCGATCTGGGCCGGCGTTGCTGTCGCGGCGTCGATGTACTGCACGGCACCGCCGCGCCTGGCGATCTCCATGGGCGTCACGAAGCCGGCCGCGTCGATCGACTGCGACCAGATATCCCAATCCTCTTTCGTGATGCCGAAGCCCTCGAGCGTGCGCTTCAAACGCGGATCGATCTTGTCGAACGTCACGCCGTCTTTTGCGAGATCGGCAATATGCGCCTGCCAGGCGCGCGCCTCCACGAGCTTGCGGCCCGTTGTGAGCGGCTTCAACCCGTTCAACATCATCGTGCGATCGGCAACCCATTTCGTCCACTCAGCGCCGACCATGGGCCCGGCAAATCGGAGCTCGTCTGCCATCACATGCATGTACTCATCCCAGATCACGCCGGAACGAATGATCTCCTCGCGGCTCTGCCGGCTGATCATCTGCAGCATGCCAGGCATGGACTTGGCAAACGGAAGGCCGGCGAGCTTGCGCGAGGCACGCGCGATAAATGGATCGGTGACGGCCGCCAGGATGCCGGTCGCACCGAGCACGGCCGACGAAGCCAGATTTTTGACCGAGGCCGTGAAGGATGCGGCACCGCCGACCACCGTCCCATTGCCGCGCAATGAATGCCAGAGCCAATCAAGATATGCCGAGGCCGCCTTTGCCTCGCTCTGCGATCCATCCATCAGCGCAATCTTGCCGGCCTTGCTCGCGTAGCCGGCGCGCTTCTGCCCCATCTCGCGCTGCACAACCTGGCGCATCCACTCGACCATTGCATCGGGATTTGGACCGAGGAGCTCCATGGCGGCAATGTCGCGGGACATCGAATTCACATGCCCGAAAATGGCCTGGATCACATCGCCCCGGCCGAACTGGCGATGATACTCCATCCAATCGCTTCCGCTCTTGAACACAAAGAAGCGATGATCTTGCCGGCGAGACGAGATCGAGCCGGCACCCATCGGCCGCGATGTCGGCGTGAGCCATGCCGCGCTGTCGCTCACGATCTGATCATAGGCATGATCGAGCGCCTTCTCGAGGTTGGCGATGCTGATCGGGTACGTTGTGTACTTGTCGATGATCTTCGATCGCTCGAGGAGCGGCCGGATCGCATTCTTCCAGCCGTCGCGCCCCATGGCCTTTACCTTCGCGTTGTCGTGGCTGTGCGGCAGCGCAAAGCCCTCGAGCTTTGGCATGTTGCCGCCGGCAGCGTTGAACCGCTTGCGGAGGTCCTCGAACAGCTTTTCGATGCCGTTCGCGAGCGTGACCGCGACAGGATTGCCGGCCTGGCCGCCGTGAAGGCTCTCGATCACATCGCGCAACAGCGCCTGATTTTCGCGCTTGCCCAGGACGCCCTTGCGGCGAAAGACATTCATGAAATCGGAGAGCTGGCCGTGCGCCGTGGCGATGATCGCCTCAGTCAGACCGCGAACCGAGGAGCCGTTGCGAAAGCCGTAGTGCGAGAGCACCGACTTTGCGGCCGTAAAGAAATCCTCCTCCTGCATGAACCGCTCTTTGAGCCGGCCCTGGGCATTTTCAGTCAGGAGAGCGCGCCGCTCGATCTCGATCGCATCGTCGCGCAACGCCTTCTCGAGGGCCTTCTTTGCCTCCTGCATGGCAAGCGCATCACCGACAGCCTGCTTGCTCGCCTCGAGGTAATCGTCAAACTGCCGCGCCAGATCATCGGCCTCGCTCTGGCTGATCTCGCCCTGGGCTGCTGCCGAATTGAGACAGTCTCGGATTGTCATTTATTCGTACCTCCACGTCGAGATTACAGGCAGGCGCTCAAACTTTCCTGCCAAGTCGTGAGTGCAATCCGAGAGGAATTGCATTACGCCATCCTTCACGAAGGAATGACACACAAGAGGTTTTCTTTCGACCTTCTGGCCGGCGAGCACTTTGTCTGCCTCGGCGTCAGTCAGCCTAACAAAGCCGGTGACGAGGACGGACGGCGAGAATGTCGGGTTCACAGTGTCGCCGTTCCATTGCCAGCCGCTAGGCTCTGTTGTGATCGAATGCAATTCGCCGCAACCAGGACACCAGAAATTGAGCCCCTTACTGCCACCGCCTACCCACGACTTTACGACATCCATCATGCCACCTTGCAGGCCGCGACTAGATCGGCCAGCCCCTTTGATTTTGCTGCCTCTGCCTTCAAATCGGAGATCTTCACAACCACCGGCTGGCCGTTGCCATCGGTGCCGGCCGGCAGGCCGTCGATCGCATCGAGCGAGGTGCCGGTCTTTGGCGCGGCCGGCGCGGCAGGAGCCGCCGGCGCGGGAGCCGCAGCTGCTGCAGGAGTTGCCGGCGCGGCAGGAGCTGCAGGCTCGGCCGTTGCTCGAGCCGCATCGAGGGCTTGCGGCGTTGCCGGCTCGATCGCTGCCCGACCGGCGGCCGGCGGCATGACCTCACGCGGCCGCATGAGTTCGGTATAGCGCAGCTGCACGGCCGGATCGTCGGCTCGAATGTTGCCGCGCGCCTTGATCGCCTTCACATCGCGCTCGAGCTTCCGGTTGATTTCCCTCTCAACCTGGCGCGCGAAATCCGTTTCGTCGGCCGAGCGAATGTTGTCGAAGGCACGCCCTGACGGCAACTCGCGCGCGCTGCCGCCGGCCTTGAGGTGAGCCAGGTCCTTTTCATTTTCGCGCACGAAAGCCTCGAGGGCGAGCTCCTTCTCCTCCTGCAGATTGCGCACGAAATCGAGATAGTCGGCGTCCTCAGTGAGCGGCTTTGAGATCGCCGCCGTTTCCGGTTTTGGTGCCGGATTTATGCTTGCGGTTATGCCTGGGCTCTGAGGTGCCGGGACATCGATCGCCGGTTCCTGGATCGGCTGGCCGCGCTCGAGGGCGATCGTCGCATCATCGACAGCCTTGAGATCGGTGCCGGCGGCATCGGCGGCCGCCTGCACGGCCGCGCCGTCGCCATCGACCTCTGCAGCTCGCGCGAGATCGGCGAGCTCATCGGGCGCAACCTCGACGCCGGCAGCCTCGGCGATCACTCTGAGATCGGCCTCGGTGCCGCCATGCTCGGCGATCCTGGCGAGGGCGGCCCTCGTTTCCGGGGTTTCACGGCCGAGCGCCCTCAGAGCGGCCGAGCCGCCCTCGAGCGCCCCGCCGAGGCCGCCACCGAAGGCCGCCGCCAGCCCGACATTCTGCCAAAATCCGGGGTCCTCGACACCCGCCTTTTGCCGCCACTCCTGGGCCATGAGCTGCATGATCGCCTCGGAGCCGGCATTGACGGTCGCCTCGGTCCCGATCCTGGTCACAACCCGCGCGGCCAGGCTTTTGCCCACAGACGAGGAAGGTCCACCCACGAGCGCCAGGGCCGCCCCCAAGGGGTCCCTCAGCATGCCCGAGCCGGCCCCCAGGGCTTGCGCAGAAAAGCGGCCGATCATTCCCACGTCCTGAGAGCCCTTCAAGGCGGCTTCTGCCCGTCTCCGCGCATCCTGAGCGATCTGAGCGGCATCGTCGGCAATAGGGATTTCTGCCCGGATCACCCCGGCCTGGTCCGGGCGCTCGCCGGCGAGCTTCTTGAGGCCGGCGTTGAATTCCTCCTCGAGGGCCTGGTTGCCGGCCAGCTCCTCCCGCTTCACGCCCAGGAGACGCATGCGGACATCGGGCAGGACATAGCCAGGCCGGCGGATCGGGTTCTGCAGCTCGACCCCTGTCGCCTTGGCGATATCGGCGATCCGCTTGTCGTAGGCCTCCATGAGCGCATTCGCCTCGCTCTCGGAATTGTCAACGAGCATCTGCTCCCGGTGACTTGACGCGACCAGCTCGGAGAACTGGCTGCCATAGTCGCCAGTCGCTTCCCACCAGGAGCGTTTGTCGGGACCGGGCAACACACCCTCTGGCATTCTGGTTTCGCCGAGGAATAGCATCAGTACCCCCGGAAAGCGCCAGAGACGCGCGGCGCGAGCTTTGGCGTGAGAGCGACCAGATCGAGCACGAAGGGCTTTCCATCCTCGCCGGCGAGCGGCACCGGCTCGCCCTCGAGCGTGAAATCGACAAAGACATAACCCTTTGCCGTCAACACCGGCCAAAGGTCACGCATGCGATCGACACCGCCTTGCGGCTTCACCGCGAGATCGCTCTCGCGCACGCTCGCCAGGACATCGGCCAGGCGATCGGCGCGGATCGTATTCGGCACGAGCACCTTTTGCGCATCGGCCCACATGCCCGGATCATACTCTGCAAAGCCGCCCCACTGGCCGGCACTGTCATAGACCGCACCAGCGGCCTCGTTGAGGGCGCGCAAGTGAATGTCGGCCGCCTCATCGCTGTCGGGCTCTACGCCGGCATCATCGATGCGCTTGCGCGCAATGCGCTCGGCCGTGGCGATCACGCGCTGCTCGTCCTCAGGCTGGAAAATGAGCGACACGCCGCCGACCTCCTGAGCCTGCTTGCGGCGCTCCTGCCATCCCTTGCTCGAGTAGGCGTTGCCATCGGCATTCTTGCCGCTGCCGGCGATCGCATCGCGCGCCGCCAGGGCATCACCGCCGCCGGCGAGGATCGCGCCGGCACCGGCGAGAACAGGAGCGGCCTGGCCGAATTCGGAGAGCATCGCCTTTGTCTTGCCGCCGGCACCCTGGATCATGGCGGCCGCAAACCGAGCACCGACATTCGGATCGGCTTGCGCCATCTCCTCGAGCATCTTGACCTCGCCCGGCCGGAAAAACCGCTCGGCCGTGCCGAACTTGGCGGCAACGGCAGCGCCGGCCTCGGCGCGCGCCTGGATCACCGCTTTCATATCTTCCGGCGTCTTGACGTTTTCAAAAGTCGGCACAGCTTCGATCACGCCGGCGCGCTCGCCATATCCGAGAGGATCGGTTGCAAGCGCCTGGCGCGCCTTCACAACCATTGCCTCCATGGCGGCAATCATCGCCGCATCCTCTTTCGAGGGAGCATTGCCGGCGGCCTTGCGGAGATCGCGCACGCGCGCCTCAACCTCTCCGATCGGTCGATCGCGGAGCATCTTTGCAACGTCCAGCGTTTTCCGCGTGACGGTCATGAGCTGCTCGCCATTCTGCACTTTTGCCGCTGCTCGCTCGAGCGCGGCAAGATCATCGGCCGGGATATCGTAGCCAGCGGCCGCACGATCGAGCACGCCCTGGGCGAGGCTCGAGAACTGCTCGCGATTGCCGGCATCGGTGCGAACCCACTCGGAGGCCTGGCCTTTGAGCCCGGCATCGATCTCGCGCCAGGCCGAGCCCGAAACACCCTCGAGCTTGCCGGCTTTGAAATCCGCCTCGAGCCGCGTGCGCAGCTCCTCGATCGCGGCCGCGTCCTTGCCCTTGCCTTGCTGAATGTACCAGCTCGCGGTCACGCCATCATCGACCTTTTGCGCCAGCTCTTTCGCCTTGTCGGACGTGATGAAGCCGCGCGCCACACCATTGCGAAGATGGTTCTTGATCCTGGCGGCATTCGCCATCGCAATATCTTTGCTGTCGGCATTTGCCGGGTCCAGCTGCTCGAGCGCCGTATCGAACCCCCGCTGCAAATCCTTGCTCTCACTGTCCCAACGTGTCTCATTTTGCCGCTTCATTTCCGTCTCGCGCGCATCCTGAGCCTCGCGGAGATATCGCCGCTCCACGGTCGAAAAAGCGGAATTGAAATCGCCGGCGAGCTCAGGCGTCACATGCGCCTCGAGCTGCTTCTGCCTGAGCTGCTTGAATGCCTCGGCCATGCCTTCGGGATCGCCCTTGAACGTGCGCGCGATCTCGGCCGTGCCGTTGAGCATTTCATCCTCGAGGCGCTTCACATAAGTCGCCTCGGCAACGCGATCAAACGCCGCACCGAACAGCGTATCGCGACCGGCCTTCGGCATCTGCCCACCCTCGGCCGTGATCGACAGCGGATCGCGCGGGCCCTGGATCGGATCGATATCGAGATCGACCTCTGGCATCGGGCCTAGAAAGCTTTCCGCACCGACCGGATCATCGCCCGCCTTCGATGTCCAAAGCCTGGCAAATTGGCCGGCGGTCATTTCGAGCGTGCCGCCATTCTGCAACACGGCTTTGCGGCCGACAATTTTCCAGGCCGGCTCTCCGGGATTTTTCAGGAGAGCAACAGCGCCGCCGGCTCCCTGCTGATGCGCAAGATAGAGCTCGCCGATCGTCACGTCGCGGCCGAGCTTTTTTTCGAGATAGTCCCTGTTATCGCGAAGCAGGCGCGCGCCACCATCGGCCGCCTGATTAACGTCATAGGGATCGATGCCATACTGAGCGGCCGTTGAAGGCATGAACTGCAGAAGTCCGGCAGCGCCACTTTCGGCATTGCGCGCCTTTGGATTGAAACGGCTCTCGATCCTTGCGAACGTGATCAGGGCTTTTGCACTCTGGCCGTGGCGATAGGCGGCCTTGGTGAGCGCCGCCTGCACATCGCCAGGAGCTGACTTGTTGAGTGCGTCGGCCATGGTGCCAGTGACAGGCCCGGCCTCAATCCGATCGTCGGCCGGGTCCTGCCGGCGGCCGCCGGTCACGGTGACAGTCGGGCTTGCCGCATTTGCGGCAGCGCGGCCGGCATCTTCGCCCTTGCGCACGGCCGTTGCCTCGGCCTTCTGGCGGAACATATCGGCAGCGCCGAACAGTGATCGACTGACAGCGGCCGCAAGCTCGCCGCCTGGGCGATCGATAGCGAGCAATCCATCCGACAGAACGGCGTTTGCCTTGAACGGCTGATAACCGATCGGGCTCTGTTTCAGATTAGGCATTGGTTCACCGCTGATTGAACAAAGAAGCAGTATTGAAAAGAGCTTTAGTGCCACCTTCCAGCCACCCCATGAGTTTTGCGGACTTGGCAGCCAGACGGAAATTCGCCGCCTTTTCCGTGAGGCGAGCCAGTCGCTGTTGCGTTGTGGAGCTGTCAGTTGTCAGGCCGAGATCGGCCTCTCGATAAACCTTTTGCCGCGCCGCCTGGGCCGAGCCGAACGAGAGATCGACGCCGCTACCGGCATAGGCAGCATTGATCTCGCCTTTCGCATCGGCGGCCGCCGCAAGAAGGCTCCGCTTGCGATCGACACTCTGCACCGTCTCGAATGTCTTTTCGGCCTCGGCATCCTTTGCCTGCATTTCCAGAGCGGCGGCCTGCTGATTGCCCGAGGAAATCGCCGCTACCAAGCCGCCGACCGTCGCGATGCCCTGCAGCACCGAGGAGATCGAAAGGCCGGTCGATGCCGCTCCGGCCGCCGCGCCGGCACCAGCTGCAGCGCCGCCGCCCGTCAAGAGTGATCCCACAGCTGTTGCCAGGAACATTAGAGGCTCTCCCCGATGGTTATATCCCTGACGTGAAGCTCGCCGGGGAACGTCTGAGTGATAACGCCAGTCGTTCCGGTCACATGACCAGGAATTCCGATGCGCCTCACGGTTTTGGTTTTCGCTTGCGGCGGGAGGCTCACGTTGTCGGTCACGTCCCACAGCGGCACATTCTCAGGATTGCTCGAATTTGCTCCGATCGCGATGCTCGTTGTTCCAATTACGGCAACACCCATGGAGTGAATGCGCCCCGGCCGCTGAATGATCTCGTCCTGCCGCGTGATGAAAAATCTCGGCATGCTCTCGAACACCGGCGGAAGCCATGGCCCGACTTGCGCCTCGCCGCTGTAGGAATTCCCGAGATCAATACGGCCGCCGGCAACCGTGAAAGGCCCAAGCACATATCCCTCGGCCGTGCGCGCCCAGACCGACTTGCCCTCATAGATGGAAAGCCCATCGATCACGCCGCTCAAATCTGGCGTGCGGAGGAGTGCGCCTTTGAAATAGGTTGCGCGATCCAGCCGATGGTGGCGAGGCTTGCCGTCGAATTCAATCGCGATCCGCACGTCATTTGCAGCGTCAACGTGAACCTCGCGCGCGAGCCATCCGGCCGGCAACACCCACTCATGGAACCCAAGCACCTCCTGGCTCTGGATCACGCTTGCAACGATCACGCGACCATCGGATCGCAGGAACCAGGCGCGACTTGCATCAGCCTTATTCGTGGAGGCTTGGCCGCAGGAGCGGATCACGAGATCGACCAGGTGCCCGGCCAGCAAATGCTCTGGCACAGCCTCGAATTTCGTGTCGATCTCACTGTAGGAGAGAGAAAGGATTTGATGCCCGCTCGGCGGATTTGAATTCGGATTGACGCCGACATAATAGATCTTCCCCTCGAGGTCGATCGGCATGCAATTCGGAACCGTTCCCACGCTGGCCGTGCGCGCAAAGTTTACCGGCTGATCTGCAGCGAGCGTGCGATTTGCAGCGAAATAAATTGCCTTGTCAGTCATGACCAGGAGATACGTGCTTTCAGCAAATGCGAGCACGCGCTCGAGGACGTTTCCGCCCCTCAGCTTGTCAAGCCTGGCGGCATCGCTGCCGGCAGCGTCAATGTTGAGATTGAAATAGTTTGCAGCGGCCGACATCGAGAGCGCGGGCGGGATCGGGAGATCGCCATAGAGCAAGCGATCCTGAGCGAACCCGAACACACCAGGCCACCCCCGAGAGCTAGAGAGCAGCGGCTCGAAATCCGTCTCTCCGATCTGCATGTGCGAGGCGAGCGCCGCCACAGTTGCCGTATTGGTGATGATTGCGGACAGCTGTCGTTCGACGCCCGACAGATTGCCGCCGAAAGTGATCGTCATTTTTGACGGAGAGGTGAGGCTGGCGATCGTCACCGTCACCGTTGCGCCAAGTGACGGAAGCGCCTCGAGCGCCGCCTTTATCTTGGCCGCAGTCGTGGCGGCATCGGCCGATCCGATCGCGACCGGCACATTACTCGCGTTCACAAAGGGGATGCCCGGCGTTGTCTCTCCATCGACAGTTATCTCGATCGTCGCGAGCGGCGTGCCGGTCCAAGTGACATTGACCTCCCAGATATCATCTGTCTTTGTGTAGATCGCGCCATAGTCTGCCGTGGGCACACCCTCATAAGGCCACAAGTCTTGCACCCAATCGAACACGGTATCGCCGCGCCTGATGCGGATCGTCTCGAGGTTGTTGCGCGCAATTCCGAGCGTTGCACCTTCGGCGTAGAAATTGACGCCCGGCAGAATGTCGGCCGTGATGCCAGGAAGATACACGCCGCCTATGAATTCATCATCGCGCCAGACATCGAGAAATCCAGCCTGCAGAGAGAAGAAATACCGATCGCCACTGTCATGCTTGAGCGAGCTGTAGCGCGGCGCATCATAGGTCGAACCCTCGGCAAGAATTGTCACCGCGCCGACACTGACAGTTGCAACAGCCGACAAGTTAGCGAGGAGCCGCACGCGCGTTGCCGGCTGAGCGGAGCCCGGCGCGATTGCAAATGTTTTCTTCTGGGCCACACCACCAAACGACAATGGATTTCCGAAATTGATCCAGGCACCGTTGACCATGACCTGGGCTTGAACAGTGTGAGCACCAGTTGAGGCCGAGAGGCTGTCCACATGGATTGCAGCAACATTGCCGACCACGAGCGCCTGATAGATTTCGTTCACACCCGCAAACGGTCCAGGCGAATTGAACGAGCTCGTTGGCACCAGCACATCGAGACGCGCCCGCACCGGGCCGTTGTCAAAGCTGCCGGCCATGCGGCGAAAGCCGGAAAGCGGAACCGGCTCGATATCTTTGAAGCGCAGTCCGGCCGAGTAGAACTGTTTGATGTCAGCGCGGCCGGCGGCATCCGGCGAGAGCTCACCGGCATTTGCGCTGCGAAATGGTGCCTCGCCGCGCGCGACCATGCTATGCAAACCTCGCCTGAGTGAGGGGATCACGATCGAGGAAGCCGCGCCCCTGAGGCTGAGCCTGGATGTTGATGGCGATCAGCGCGCCGAACAGACCGCCGCGATTGCGATCGGCTGGCGGGCCGAGCGCCTGGGCGCGATAGGATGCCGCGAGCTCCGTATCCTGCAGGAGCGGCACCGCGAGATCGCTGGCGAGCAGCATCGCGAATGCCTCTTTGAAACCTTCATCCCAATAATCAGGATCGACCAGGCCCTTGCATCGAACCCATACCGGCTCGACATTTGTGTAGAGAAACCCGCCTTCGATCATGAACTCGCGGAGATACTGCTCGCGAACGACATCAGTGAGCACGGCGACTGGATCGCCAATGCGCGTTGCCGGCAGCTGAAACCCGAATGCCCATCCGTTATTCGGCGTCTCTGCAAGTTTGTTTGTTGCATAGGTCTTGCGCGCGATGCTCCAATCGAAAAGGGACATCGCAAGCGCAACAGTGCCCGGCCACACTGTTTGCACAATGCCGCCGAGCGATGTCGTTGTGTCGAGAGAAAAAGCCGCCGCACCCTGGCCGAGCTTCACAAGCGCGCGGTTGGCGACTGCCACCATGCTCTGGGTCATCTCTGCCATGGGTGCGGCTCCAAGTCTCAGGGAGGAAAGGATTACGTGCCGGCGGCTTCGCCGTTGACGGCAACGGTCACGTTGCCGGTCGCGGGCACGGCCGTCACGACGAGATCGAGGCGATCGGCGGTCGCGCCGCCGGCGAGAGCGACGGCTTCGATGATGTCGCCGACCTTGAGCTTGTCACGGACGTTGTTGAAGTAGCCGGCCGCAACGATCGTGGCGGCGGCATCGGGCGATGCGTACTTGTAGAAATTCGTCGGCGCAGCATCGGCCGTGTGGGGTACTGAGATCGCCAGCACCAGCGAACGGTTGTTGAGAGCCATAGTCGAAACTCCTTGCGGATATGAAAACGAGGATGAAGGAAGAAGGAAAAGCGCGGGCAGCAGCAGCCGCCCGCGCGATCAGTCGATTACGGGCCGCGAACGACAGCCGTGATCTTCTGCAGGAGCGTGCGGCGAACGAGCTTCGCCTGGATGCCGATGGCGGCAGCCGAGAGCTGAACCTTCATCTGCCAGGGCGTGCCCTGCAGATCAGGGCGCGGGGTCATTGTCACATTCTCGAGATTGACCACGGTATTCGCGCCGAGGGCGCTCCGCTTCCACATGTAGGTGATCAGCTGTGTCGGCTGGCCTGCAGGAGAATTGAAATAGCTGTCCGGGCAAACGAGATAGGTGATGTTGCGGACAGTTTTCATCTTCATGCGCTGAGCGTTCCCCCAGGAGAGGCCGTCAGGGCCAGCCCATTGCGTGTTGGCCCATTCCTTGTAAAGGCTGAGCTGAGACGACCACATTTCCGGGATCATGCAGAACGTGGGATCGCCGTAATCGTCGGTTCCGAGGCCCGCGATTTCTGCCCGCATCTTTTCAAAGTGCAGGAGATCGGGAACTTCGGCGCCGGTGCCGGTCGTGAGAATGTTTGCACCACCGTCAGCGGCATAGAATGCATCGAGGGCCCGGCGACGGATGGCATCGCGTTCACGGCGAACCGCCTTGGCGAGGAGCTCGGCAAGTGTTGCCTGCTCGTTCGGGCCGGCCTTGTAGGCATCCTGGGTGCGCCAGAATTCAGTGCCTTCGTAGTCGTCCATCGTGATCTGAACGGTCGTGAGGCCGGGGTTGCTCACCGGCACCGCTTCGATCGCGCCGGTCAGCTTGTACATGCTCGAGGTGCCGGTCGCGATCGGGAACTTGATCGTGTTGGCTTCCTGGTCGCCGTTGATGAAGGTGTTATCGAGAAGGCCGCCGTTCGCCTGGACGGCGATCGTCACCTTGTCGAGAATTTTTTCTTTGAACCAAGCAGAAATCTGCTGTGACATGATGAAATCCTCATTGCTGTGCTTCGTTTGCGCAACGTCGAGGGATAGCCAGCCGTTGAAGGGGTCCTGTGAAGGATAGCCCGCCCGTGCCGGGTCGCGGCCCTAGTCGCATGGGAGGCAACCTAGAGCCGCGAGAAAGCCGTCAAGTGAGGATCAGTCGCCGTAGAACTGCTTATATTTGGCATCGAGCGCCTTGGCCTTTTCCTCATATCCAGGCTGGCCTCGGAGAGCTTCGACGGCGGCTTGCTCGGCGCGCAAGCTTTCGCGGGTCACTCCGCCGGCCGGCGAGCCTCCACCGCCGCCATTTGGCCCGTTGCCGCCGCCTTGGCTCAGGCCGCGCACCCACTCGAAAAACTGGTGCCCTTTTGCGCTGTCGCCAAGCATGAGCTCGGCATATTTTCCCGCCTCGGCCGGCAATCCCATGTTCTGCGATGCAAGCGACAGGAAATCATAATTCTCCTGCATGCGCTTGTCGATCGCCGCATCCTGCCCCTTAGGGTCAAGGCTCTTTGCGGTATCGGGCAGAAGGGCCGCGCGCTCGGCCTTCGGATCGATCGGCGGCTCAAGAAGCCCGGCCTCGGAGGCAGCATTGAGAAAATTCTGGTAGAGGTTGCCCACGGCGCGCCGGCCGATCCCGTCCTTGATCGCGGCCTCGGCGACAGTCTTGAACAGCGGATCGCTCTTGAGCGCATCAAAATAGGGCTGATTTTTCTCCTCGATCTTGAAATCGGGGATCTTCCCGAAATCAACCATTTCCTCGAAAGTTTTCACAACGTCGCGCTTGCTGTCGAGCTGGCGATAGCCATCGAGGGCCTTCTGGTTTTCGGCGATCCGCTTTGCGATGTTGTCGAGCGTTGTCTTGCTGTCGGCACCCTTGAAACTTGGATCGAGCCCCTCAGGCCAATAGTCGCCGCCGGCAGGAGCGCCGCCGGCAGCCCCTGCAGCATCGCCCGCCTGGGCAGCTGCTGCAGGGGCGCTCCCGTCGCCAGCCGCAGGGGCATTGCTCTGGCCGGAACCGCCAGGACCGGAACCGTCGCCGCCGGCACCGCTGCCGGCACCGTCAGGGCTCAGAAATCTCGAGATCATCAGAAAGCGTTGCATGGTTTACCCCTTGTGTTGCGCATTGCGCAGTCGCTGGCCTTCGGCAACGGCGCGGCTCAGAACGTGACCAACACCCGCCCTGCCCGCATGTTTTGCCGCTGCAATTGCTGCCTCCTCGATCGCCTTGAAATCACCGGCCGGATATGGCGCGCGATCGGTAAGCGAGTGCAACCAGGCGAAAACCTTGCTGCCGAGCTCTGTCTGAGAATAGCGCGCGATCTCGATCAGGAGATCATCTTCGGGCCGGAAGGGATCGGCCGTGAGCGCCGGCGCGAAAGCCTGCTTGAACCACTCCCAACCTTGCGGCCCCTGGTCCTGGGCCGCCGTCTCGCGCTCCTGATCGCGCGCGCCAAAATGCGCAACCGGTCCACTCATCACGCGGCCGCCTGTCCTGTTTCAGATGCAACAAGGCCCTGAGCAAGCTGAGGAGCGGCGCGGGTTGCCATTTCGGCCATGACAGCATTGCTCTGCTGTTGGGCAACCGCCTCATCGATCTTTGCGCGCTGCTCCTCGTCAGGAACCAGGCGCTTCGGGATCATCATTGCATCGGCAACCTCGTCGCCGCTCTCGTCAATGTCGAGGTGACGCGGCAGCTTTTCGGAACCGCCGGCGAGCGCGCGCATCATATCCGCATAGCTCATGATGTTTTTCACGCGCTGAGCATTCATCGCGGCCGCCATGGGCGAGCGCACGCCGACTGTCGTCACGAGCTCGTTGAAATTCATGAGCCCGCCGAGATAGCCGAACGAATTGAGGATTTCCGCACAACGCGGAACGATATCGGGATGGAGCTCGCGCCAAAGACGCATGAAGCCGCCGAGGTGAACGCGGCTTTCCTGCTCGAGCAAGCCGGCAATCTCGGAGGCCGATCGCGGCGTGCCCTGGGAGGGCTGCAACCGGCGATCCATGAGGCTCTCGCGGATTTGCGACTGCATGCCGTCGATCACCATGGAAGCTATGTCGAGCCGGCCGGCGGCAGGGTCAAGGCGCTGCACGTCTGGGCCGAGCATGCCGCCCGTCGATTGCATCGCCCAGAATGCCCCCGGTGCCATAGCCGCCGTGTCTGGATTGAATGTGCCGGCACGATAACCCCAGATACCGAGCATCTGGATTGCCGCCGACTTGAGAGCGAGCTCCTGGGCCTTGTTCACTGTCTTGATCGACGGGAGTGCGAGCAGGATCGGCCCACGTCCACGGAGCTCGCCGGCAACGCGGTAATAGCGCGGCGTTGCCACTGGCTTCGTGCGATAGATTTCGCTCGAGATAAACTCATGGCAGTCGCTGCTCATGTAGGCCCCGAATTGCCAAAGCCCATCCGGCCGCCGCCAGAAATCTTGATAGACCTCGACCTCGCTGTAGCCCGTCGAGCCTTTGCACTTGGCTTTGAACTCATCCGAGAATTTGCCCTTCGGGAAGGCATCGAGGAGCGCGCAACGCTCGACCATGCGTTTCCAGCTGACCAAGCCCACGCGGCCGTAAGCATCACCATAGAGCGCCACCTCGTCATTCGGCGGCGTGAAAAAGATGATCGGCTGATCAGGCGTCCCTCGCATCGGGATCATGACGGCGGTGCCGAGGCCGAGATCAATGCAGGCCTCGTGTGTTGCCGTGTCGAGATCGCCGGCCGTCATGAACGGCGCGATGAATTCTCCGGTCTGCTCGAGCTCGCGCTCGAGGCGCTTGAGCTTCTGAATGCCTTCTCGGCCCTCCTTCTTGAGAGCCATCGAAACGAGCGGACCAGGCGCGAGCACCGGCGGCTCGGAAAACAAGAGCCGCTGCAGCTCGCCGGCGAGGTGCATGGCGCTCGTGGGCCCGGTCATATCGAAAAGCTTGTCGGCCGTGCGCTTGCTCTTGCTCGCGCCGCCTGCCTTTCGGTTTGGCAGAACATAATCGTAGG